AGTTGGATGCCCTCGGAGTTTGACACTCTGGGGGCGCTTATGTTATGCTGTGTCAGGATAGTGATTCAGCAGTGTTTTATGGCCGTTCGTTTATATCGTCGCGGGGCGTTGCGTATATTATTTTTTGGGTCCCTTCCAACCTACAGAGGTGACAAATCGACCTCTAAATATCAATCTCATAAAATTTTTCCGGAAGTATGAAGACTCTCCAAAACCACCGCAGAAGAACACCCTATTGGAATTTCTGGAAGGTTGTCTTCGCAGGGTGGTTGATACGCTATCCTGGAAAGGTGTTGAGAATATTCGGAGTCCCCCTCGGAATACTGATAGTGATGATATATAATGCTGTAACAAAATAATAAAAAATTTTCCGGGAATATTTTTATGAGAGGTGATGAAAAAATATATCACATATATGCAAAGGATAGGTGCATCTATCACAGTTTATCGGAGAGTAAATTTTCCGAGACCTGGGAGACAATTCACAGAATGATTGATTTGCTTGATTTGGATCTTCAAAAAGAAGATTTAAGTTATGAGGAGTTAATCATAAACAAAGAAATTATATTAAATTCTTCTCATTGACAAATACTAAATAAGACGATAAAATTGATCTGAAGGTTACTTTTCAATTATGGCAAAAGGATTCACAGTAAAAGCAGCGGCGCCTACTCCCAAGACTGAAGAATGGGACTATGTTGCAATTAAAGAAAGAATGAAAGGTAAATCGATTGTCTTTTGCCTTCCTGGTAGAGGATGTTCGTTTATCTTTCTCAAAGCATTTGTACAACTCTGTTTCGATCTTGTACAAAATGGAATGAGTATTCAAATCTCTCAAGACTACTCTTCAATGGTTAACTTTGCACGTTGTAAAGTTCTTGGAGCAAATGTTCTCAGAGGTCCGAAGCAAATTCCTTGGGACGGAAAATTACAGTATGATTATCAACTTTGGATTGACTCGGATATTGTCTTTAACACAGAAAAATTCTGGCAACTCTGTGATGTTGCTCTGAATGAGGATGGAGAAGGTAATGTAGTAGAAAAGGAAATCGTTGCTGGTTGGTATGCCACAGAAGATGGTCACACGACCTCAGTAGCACACTGGTTGGAAGAAGATGATTTCCGCAAGAATGGTGGAGTCATGAATCATGAGACCGTTGATTCAATTCAGAAGCGTCGGAAGCCCTTCACAGTTGATTACACTGGATTTGGTTGGGTTCTGATTAAAAACGGAGTCTTTGAGAATCTTGAATATCCTTGGTTTGCTCCAAAGATGCAAGTATTTGAGTCTGGTGCAGTTCAGGATATGTGTGGTGAGGATGTTTCATTCTGTCTTGATGCAATTGAGCAGGGTTATGAAATCTGGTGCGATCCTCGTATTAGAGTCGGGCATGAAAAAACTCGCGTAATCTGATAAACAACTTTTAATTAACATGGAGAAAACTTATGTCTAAAGGTGGATCAAATAAAACTCTGTTCGAACCCGGAGCACCAAAGAAGACTCGTCAGGGACGTTCTTCTCGTACTCTTCTATCAGCAACTTCTCGTAATGGTCGTAAGAAAAAGTATAGAGGACAGGGTAAATAATATTCAGAGTGCTTAAATAGAACTAAGCACTCTTTTTTTATGCCTTCAGATAAAGAACTTTATATTTTAAAGTGGATTCAAGAGGTTTCTAAAATTCGCCCAGAATTGAATGGATTTGCAATCTGTCCCTTCGCAGCAAACGCTAAATTTAAGATCCTAGAGTGCTCTGCAAGCGTCATTAAACCCATTGAAACCCTTGATGTAGTAATCTATATTATTGAGGATTATTTTAATCTTGAAGAGGTTCAAGAATGGGTTGATATTTGCAACAAAAAATATGATGGTTGGAAATTCTTTGAAGATTGTGGTACATATAATACATTTATCAATGGGATTCGGACAAATAATGGTAAGTACAACCTTATTTTAGGGCAACCTATACAAAAATTACGTCAATTCAGAGAAAAATTAGCAAAAACTTCTTATTATGACCAATGGGATGAAGAATATTTAAAAGAAATCTTAGAAGATGACTTTGACATCATAAAAACGGGATAGGAACCCCGTAAAAAGTTCTGATTTTACAAATCAGGAGTTAAAAATGGACCAAAAAATGCTTAGAGAAATCGCAAATGACGATTTGACACCCAAAAAACACAATTTTGACGTTCAAAATGAACTTCATTCAAAAATTCGTAATGATGAAGACTATGATGATTGGGATTATGGAACTGAACCTCTTTATGAATGTAAAAAAGGCGAATAAATAATATAGATTTTGTATTTTTTATGCCTCTAGAGCGTATAAGTAAGGGATTTAAAGATCTAAGCATGACATTTCAGGTAAATCCTATTAACTATGATCTTATTGCGCTCAAAAATGAAACTGCGATTGCTAGATCTATTCGAAATTTAGTATTAACATATCCAGGAGAACGATTTTTCAATGAAAATCTAGGTTCAAAGGTAAGTCGTTCTCTTTTTGAAAATATTGATGAAATTTCTGCATCAGTAATTAAAGATGAAATTGAAAATACTATTCGAAACTATGAACCAAGGGTCAATTTAATATCAGTAAATGTATCTCCAAATTATGATAGTTTGGAATTTAATGTTACGATAAATTATAGAATTGTTGGGATTGATGTTCTTCCTCAACAATTATCATTTGCTCTTCAGCCAACACGATAATGGCATTAGTTAATTTTACAAATTTAGATTTCGATCAAATAAAATCATCCATCCGTGAGTATCTTCGAGCGAACTCGAATTTCACTGATTATGATTTTGAGGGATCTAATCTATCAACCTTGGTTGATGTTTTAGCGTATAATACATACATTTCCTCATATAATGCTAATATGATTAGCAATGAGGTATTCATTGATAGTGCTACTCTTAGAGAAAATGTAGTATCTCTCGCAAGAAATATTGGATATGTACCACATTCTAATATTGATATTGATTCAATTAATGTTTTTGTGAGAGATACTCAAGCAAGCACAATTAAGAGTTCTTTTAAGTTATCTAGGAATTTATTTAATATTGATTCAGAATCAAGAGTATTTTTTATCCAAGAAATTGAAGATCAAAGATATGAATTAATTTTTGGTGATGGAATTTTTGGAAAAAAATTAAATAATCTCAACTATATTGAAGTTTCTTATAATATTACAAATGGAGAAAGTGCAAATGGAGTATCTTCATTTAATTTTAATGGAAGAATTCTTGATAACAACAATCGCGTTGTAACAACCGGCATTTCACTTATTACTACAAATTTATCATCACAAAATGGAAGGGAAATAGAATCGGTAGAATCTATTAAAAAATATGCTCCAAGAAAATATTCATCGCAAAATCGTGCAGTAACAGCAACTGATTACGAGACTATTATACCTACAATATATCCAGAAGCAGAATCAATATCAGTTTTTGGTGGAGAGGATTTAAATCCCCCAAAATACGGAAGGGTTTTTATTAGTATTAAACCAATTAATGGTCCATTTGTTTCAAATCAAGTAAAAGATAATATTAAAAGTTCTTTAAGAAGATATTCAGTTGCAGGAATTGTACCGGAAATTATTGATCTAAGATAATATTAAAAGTTCTTTAAGAAGATATTCAGTTGCAGGAATTGTACCGGAAATTATTGATCTTAAGTATCTTTATATTGAAACAGATACCACTGCATACTATAATTCAAACTCAACTTCTGATGCAAACTATCTTAAGGATGTTATTTTTACCAATATTAGAAATTATGCAGACTCAAAAGAACTTAATAAGTATGGAGCAAGATTTAAGTATAGTAAATATTTAAAAATTATTGATGATTCAAACAGTGCAGTTACATCAAATATTACTAAAGTTGTGATGAGACGTGATTTAAGAGTAGTGTTGAATGCATTTGCTGACTATGAAATTTGCTATGGTAATCAGTTTCATATTAAAAATATGAATGGTTATAATATAAAGTCTTCTGGATTCAGAATAGCAGGAATTAATGAAACACTTTATATGTCTGATATTCCAAATTCTGATGGATTAACTGGTAGTATTTTCTTTTTTAAATTGCAATCAAACACACAACCAATAATTGTAAAAAGAAATGTTGGATTGATTGATTATGTTAAAGGTGAAATAAAATTATATCCAGTTAATATGTCTTCAACATCTAGATCATCATTTTCACAACCAATAATTGAGATTTCAGTAATTCCAAAATCAAATGATGTGATTGGATTACAGGACTTATATTTGCAACTAGATATTAGTAATAGCATATTAAATATGTTATCAGATGAGATTTCTTCTGGTTCAGACATATCTGGATCAACATACAAATTTACATCAAGTTACACTAACGGAGACCTCGTAAGAATATAATCAAATGACAGAAACCAGAATCAAAATCAGTTCTATTGTCGAAAATCAACTTTCCAGATTCTTATGGTCTTCTTTTAATTGATTCTGAGATTATTACATATACTTCAAAAACCTCTACAACTTTTGAAGGTTGTGTGCGTGGATTTAATGGTGTTACTTCATATGAATTTAAAGATCAATTAACTTTTTCCGAAACTCAAGCAGAAGAGCATAGTACGTCTGCAATTGTAAAAAATTTAAGTATTCTTTTTCTTAAAGAATTTTTTAAAAAAGTTAAAAAGCAAATTACTCCAGGATTTGAAGAAAGAGAATTATATTCAGATTTAAATGAAAGAATTTTTGTAAAGCAGTCAATAGATTTTTATTCTTCCAAAGGAACTGATAATTCTTTTAAAATTCTTTTTGGTGCTTTATATGGTCAGAATGTTGATGTTATCAGACCCAGAGACTATTTAATTCAACCATCAAGTGCTCAATATAGAATTACTTCTGATTTAGTTGTAGAAGCAATCGAAGGTAATCCAGAAAATCTTGTAAATGGAACTCTTTATCAAGATGAAACTGAAAATACAAATAAAGCACAAGGTACTATAACCAAAGTTGAAAAAATTAGAAGGGATTCAAAAGATTATTACGTCATAAGTTTAGATTCTGACTATGATAAGGATATTCAGGCAGTTGGAACAGTTTATGGAAAGTTTCAAATTCACCCAAAGACAAAAGTTGTATCTGAAATAGTTTCTGGAGCAACAACTTTAGAAGTAGATTCTACTGTTGGATTTTCAAATTTAGATGGATCTTTACTTGTTGATCTTGAAAATGGGACATCTTTAAGTATCACTTATGCATCAAAGACTCTAAATCAATTTTTAGGTTGTAGTGGTATAACTCAAAATATTCCCGCAGCAACTGAAATTAAATCTATCCATTTTGCATATGGATACTCCAATGAGGAACAAGTAAAAATTAGAATTCTTGGCGTCTTGTCTGATCTTAAAATACCTGAAGATACTCGTTTTTATTCAAAAGGAGACTCTATTAAAATAAAAACTTTAGGTATTGATTTAAAGGATTATAAATCAAATAATTGGTTTTTTAATATTCCGGTAAAATATTCAGTTTCTAGTATTTCAATTTCAGATACCGCAGATAGAACATATAATATTAATGTTTATGAGGATCATTCATTTAGGGTTGGAGATTCTATTACATTATTATCCTCTTCTGGAGTTGAATATACTGGATATGTAATTTCATTTAACAATGAAAAGTCTTTTAGTATTCAATTTGGTTCTGAAATTGATTTAATTGATATTAGTCGATCATATATTGCTAGAAAAAATTTATCAAAAGTAGAGTCTGAAAATTATCCATTAGTTAATCAATACACTTCAAATGTTCAAAATGTTTATTCTGATAATGATGGATTTATATATGTTTCCAGTCCATCACTCCCAACATATCTGAATAGAAAATTAAATATAAATGACCGTTCTATAACTTTTAGTGGAACTTTTAGTGGTACAATTTTAAACATAGGTAAGCATGGATTTTATACAGGCGATTCAATTGTATATAAACCAACACCAGGAAATTCGCTAGGGATTTCTACAGGCGTTTATTTTATTAAAAAAATAAGCGGCACTGAAGTAAAATTAGCAAGAAGTAGAAATAATATTTTTACTGAAAATTTTGTATCGGTTGATGGTTCAGTCATCAATGCTAAGTTTGAATTTACTAATTTTACATATAGGGATTTAAGTACACAACTACTAGAGTCGCAAAAATTAATTAGAAAAATTTCTGATCCTGAAATTGATGGGAATGTCTATGAAACTGAACCGGGATTGACAGGTATTTTTGTTAATGGTGTTGAGGTTCTTAATTATAAATCTCAAGATAACGTTTACTATG